GCTACTTCAGAAAAGGCAACGCCTGTTCTTGTAGCAACAAAGTTAAGTTGAATGAAGTTAATAGAACGAGCAGGTTTAACAAAAATGTCAGCCCTAAATTCGTTTCTATCTATTACATCTGCTGTATTGTTTGAATCATCACAAACAACACTAAAGTCTGTAAGACCTCGTCTGCCTTGCACATCTCTTAGGAAAGGTTCTACTAAGTTTCTAAACTGTGCTCTTGTGAACTCATCATTGAACTCAAAGAGTTGGAATTTAGCAGCTGTAGAAATTGCTTTCTCTAAAGTGATAAACAATCTTCTTACGTTGATTCTATCAAATGCACTTGGTTTTGATTGAGCAGTCTTATCACCAAACAACACAGTTCCTTGACCAGGAAATGTTGTTACAGGATTAACTCTTGCTTTATACAATTCATCTCTTTGTGTTTGATTTGGATTGAAAGCAAGTTTTACTGCACCTCTAATCTGCCCTCTGTTAAATCCAGCAGGTGAGAAGAAAGGATCAGCGATGTTATCTGTTCTTGCACAAAGTCCAGCGATGTCACCATTTAATGGCACAAATCTGAATACGTCATTGTATTTATCATACATATATTTGTAACCACTATCGATAACAGCATAACTTGATGAAGGTAAACCATCAGCAAATGCTACGACATTTTGTGTTTGTGTTACTGCGTTTGCAACACCTACAACATCTGCTCTCGCAGGTGAAATAAATGCTACACAATCTTTTCTTGCAGTTGCGATATCCATAACAGCAGTTGCTTTTGTGTCGCCAGTAGCGTCAGCACTTGTCTGTGAAGGACCACAAATGAGTAAAGATATGTCAACATTTTCTACATCATTAAATTTTTCATATGCAGTTGCGATCTCAGCATTTGTAGCAACAAAGTCATCTGTTCCGCCAGTAAGTGAAGTGTTAGATACATTAAACGCATTTGCTAACTCATTATCAAAAGTTTGTCCTGTTTTACCAAGACCATCTGATAATGTGCTGATGTGATCTATCCAGTAGATAAACTTACTGTTTCTGTAAAGCACATCTGGATAATAGTTTGAATTACCAGAAGCGTCTTTAGCGTCATGCGCCTGTGATACTCCAGCAAAAGTTTCTAAGATTGATCCTGCAGTTCCTGTGATAGAACCATCTTCGTCAATAACAGCGATGTGCATTTCATCTAATGAACCGCCTGCAGCTGATACATCATCAGTTGTTGTTGGTGGTCCGTCAAAGTTGAAATAGTATTCCCAATGTCTTAGGATTTTTGCGTTGTCAACGACAGCGTGTCTTAATCCACCTGATTCTGTTTGACCAGTAGCAGGATTGAATCTTGCGATTGTTAATAAGTTTGTGCTAATTGCAGTTACCTTGTAAAAGAATCCTGAAGGTGCACCATCAGTTGAAGGCACATTACTTGCGTCTCCAAATTCTAGTATGTCGCCAACTTGCATTAAACTACCATCGTCAACAGATATTGTTGTATCTCCGATAGCAGCAGTAGCGTCATTAACTAGATTACCACTCATTGAATGTGGTCCGAAAGCAGTTGAGTTAGGACATAAAGAAACTTTTAAACTGTTTCCTAGTGTTCCTGCCTCTCTTGCAGCCCAAGGTCCTATATTAGTGATAGATCCAGCACCTGAATCTGTCATATATGTATCAAGATAATCAGTAGTATTTTTAATCAAGACAGCAGTACCAGTTGACACAGCGTTTACTAAACCTGTGATTGGTCTTACTACCTTCAGATTGTTTCCGTATCCTAAAAAGTTAGCAGCACAGAAAAATTCTTCAAAGTTGTTTGCATTTGGTTTACCAAATATTTCAACCAACTCATTTTCAGATGAAATCGTAGTGATCTCATCAATCGGTCCTTTTTCTGCTGTTATTACTATAGCACCTGCACTTGTTGACACGGCAGGAATGACATTAGTAAGATCCTTTTCAGTAACGAGAACACCTGGTGATACTTGAAAAGCCATATTTTAGTTCTCCTTAATATTAAGTTTATTAGTTATAACCCTTTGCATATATTTATGATATATCAAAACTACACTATTCGCCTTTGTAGATAGAAACAGGTTGCCATAACTCACCTGAATCATCAAAAAACGAACTATTACGACCACTCGGGTCGTCTATACCGTTATCTATAAAACCAAAAGGTGCCATATCTGCTTCTATGGCATTTTGTTGTTCAGTAAACATTTGACCTCTGACATCTACATCGGTCAACTCTTTAAAATATCTTTGATTTGCTAACCACGAAAATATAACAAGACACATCACTAAGTCGTCTGTCGCACCCGGTTCAGCCTCAAAAGATTTTCCTTTGGCAATAAAAGTTGATAATTCAGAAATTATATCAAAATCTTGAATGATTAACTTATCACCCTCGATTAAACTTTTGAGATTAGAAGTTCCAATTTTTTTTGTACCCTTTGTCATTCTCAAACCTAATTGATTACCACGACCACTAAAACCTCCACCTAATACTTGACCTGATCTACCTCTTTGTGTGACCATCATCATGTTATCATACTCTAATTCAAACTGTAAGTTATCTGCTACTTGTTGACCTAAGTCGTTTATCTCTACTAATATAAATGCGTTATTATAGTGTTTAGCAATTTTTTCTATGATACTTGGAAAAACAAGTGGTTTTATTTCATTATCTCTATACTTTGCAACGACTTTGTATGGCACACTTGTGCAATCCACAATACAAAATGCTGAATAATCATTTGTTAATCCTCGTGATACATCAACAGTCATTGTGTATATATTACCTTTCTTTGGCATTTCATAAACATCTAAACCACCACTTCGTTTAGGTTCAACAACAGGCATAGATTTAATTTTACTGGCAGTTATAAGTGTATCAACACTACCTAAGAACTCACATTCAAATTCTGTTGCGAACTGTGATTCACTAGTATTCTTGATTGTTTCTTCTTTCCACTTTTCATCACGACCTGGCACTTCACTCCAATGAACTTCTACAGGAACAAAGTTATTGTTTTTGTTTGTTGCGTCAACCCACATCTTATAAAACATATTCATACCATGTGGTGTAGATACAATCATTACTTTAGAGGATTTACCAGAAGATATTGTAGGATAAACTGAACTAAAAAATTCTTCTGCAATACTGTTTGGCACATAAGCGAACTCATCTAGAAATATAATGTTAAAGGTACTTCCTCGAACAGCACTAGAAGAGGTACTTGCCGCTACAATCCTACTTCCGTTTTCTAGTTCGAGTGAACCTTTGTTCCAGTTGAGAACGCCTTGTTGCATCCATTTAGGTAGATGTTCGTAAGCCAATTGCAAACGACCTAACAAATCTCTTGCAGTAGATGATTTGTTGGCCAGTATCGCAACATTCACATTGTCATTAAATAAGACATAGTGTAAGAGGTAAGAGACTATGATAGTTGACTTTCCACTTTGTCTAGGTAATTTACAAATTGTAAACCTATTATCGTGGAAAGTGTCTACCATCTTCCGCTGAAAGTCATACATCTCAAAAGGCACAAGACCTTTATCGATGGTGACAATTTTTAAATAATGTTCTATAAAATATTTAGGATCATCTAAACACTTTACAACTTCTTCAATTTGTTTTTTTGTAAAACGAGAAGGTGTATGTGCTTTCTTTAAATTAGGATTACCTAAATATTGATCTGTCGTTGCCATGTAATTAAACTAATTGTTTTAGTGTTTCTGATAGGTCTTTGTATTTTATTCTTATGCCTCTTGCAGGATCTTCTGCTAATTCTGCACCAAAATCCATTTTATTCATCAACACATACATTTTTTCACCAAGTAAGTTACCTGCGTCAAAATCAGATACATAATGAAACCCTGCAATTACTCTACCATAACCACATTCATAAGCAGCCTTCATTAACTCTTTTTCTGCTTCTGGTTCTTTGCCTGCTACATATCTTGCAATAATAACTGATTGACAAGCATGACCACTAGGATAAGCAGGTGTTTTATTTGTCTTACTTGGTAATGTTTGTATTTCAGGTAAAACAACATGAGGTCTTTTTCGATTAAAAAAATCTTTAAAATGTGTAATTATTGGAACAGATTCTTTTATGATTTGTTCAAGTTCATTTTCATGAAATTCTAATTTATATTTTTTAATAACTTTTTTAATAGCAAAATAAGGATCTTGATCGTGATCTCTAACAGACTGTACCTGTTCTGGTGTTCTCACTCTTGTTATTTCATTTACCTGTATTGCCTCAGGCATATCTTTTTTAGGTGGAGGTGGTAATGTAATTACTTCTTCTAGTTTTTGTCTAAAAAATATCATTTCTTTTCCTTTAACATTTTTTGTAGTTCAGTAGTAGATCCTACAAATAAAGCGTTAGTTACATTCTTAGGTCCTTTATCTGGCACTTCTTTTACTTTCTTTAACTTATCCTGTAAGTCTAATAAATTTTGTGATACTTCACTTACTGTTTTAATTAGTTGTCCTGCAACTTCATAAGCACGAGGATGTTCGCCTTCTTTTGCAAGATTTAATATACCATCGATTGCTTCATTACCTTTATCAATCAAGTTATAAAGATTTTTTCTACCAGTTTCAAAATCTATCTCTGGATCTTTATCTAGTGGCACAACTAAATCTTTTGTTTCTTTTTGTATCACTTCTAATTCGTTTGGCTCTTCAGCAATACCTAATACTTCATTTAATTTATCATCAATTTTGCTCATCTAAATCTTTCTATGACGGTTTAGTAGGACTAGAAGTCTTATCTTCACCAGTTGTCTCATCATAATCTAAAGTGTCTGTAAAAAATTCTAATGTAGTCGTATAAGTGTAAGTATCATCTTTATCAGCAGATGTTGGGTTTGGTTGTACTGTAACTCTTTCTACTCTTGGTGCGTTACTTCCTGTATCAGCATATAAATCAGCAGATACTTTTTTAATTATTGCGTTAGTGCTAATTGGTCCATATAGATACACTTTTGCAGTAAAACTTAATGTGTAAATTATTCTTCTTAAACTAGTTAGTGATCCTGTGTAATCATCTGAATATTCTACACTATTTAGAATAAATGGTATATCTCTTTTTGTATCCATAGTTCTATCTTCAATCATAGTAACAGTATAATCTGGTTGAAAGTAAGGTAATATTTGCTCTATGATTTGTAGACCATCATCTGAATTTGCAGTAAAAACATTTAACTGAAAGTTCACATTATATGGCACAGGCATATACTGATTATTCATTTTAGTTGTATCGGCGTTTGTTGTAACTTTTGTTATCTTTTGATTCTTATTTAATTTTCTAGTAGCGTCATATGAATATCCTGTAATTTCAAATGACATTCGAGGTAGAGTGATTGCCACTTTAGAATCATCACCAGTTAAGTCTTGCTGTGCGTCTAATCTTGCAAGAAACTTTTCCTTAGGTGAATAAGATAAAGGTACTTTTATATTTTGTAGTGGATTCCCGCTAGAATCTAATCTCTTAATATTCACATTATTGAATATTGTACCAAACGCAATAACAGTATTACGAATTTTTTTATGATAAAAATGTTCACCAAACATTAGTATTCGTCAACCTCACCAAATGGGTTTCTTTCGCTGAAGTCTAGTATATCATCAGT